GACACATTTCCTTGTGCCTCAAATGGTCCTTCAAAAGAAACCATTTCTGGAATAGATTCCAAACCTGTTACGGTATAGAACTTATTCCTTCCTGGTTCCGCGTCCAAAGGTCTCGGTATTGTAAACTTAGAGCCCGGGAAAGCTGAATAAACTGTTAGCGTCACTTCATGGTTGTCTATTGCAGAAAGTGCAGATAGTGGTGTCACATAAAGCGTCCCTAATGATTCAGTATCTCGGGCAATAGTATTCATTACCGAGCGTAAGTAAAGATATGGGATCGTTAGAGTGTATGTTGAACTCTGATCAGGTTGAATCTTAACATGTGAACATGTTGTTATATTCGCTAACTCAACTGGATATGCTGCTAGTGGCACAAAATATGCCACCAACAAACCTTGTTGAAAAGGTGTTGCATTTATTTGGAAAGATATTTCAATATCCCCCTTCCAGAAAACAAAGCGATCAAAACCCATGTTTTGTACATTGTCAGGCTCACCAAGTGACAATAAACCAAAAGGCAGATCTGTTGTAAAGATCGGCACTCCAGGAATATCAGCAGTTGTCCAATCAAATTGTCCTCGAAACACTCTCGATTCCGTGCCAAAATCAACACCCATCGAAGTTTCATTCACAGCTTTATTTGCCATAAAATCAGCTTGATGGTTATTGAGTCTGACACCATCCACCAGCTTATGCTCATTCAGTTTCGCTAAAGAGTTTGCAGGCGGACCCTGGGCGAAAAATCCAAAAGGAAAGTCCTCTCCAGAAGCGGCTGTTCTACCAGATACAACACGTTGCATTTCACTGCAAACAGGCATATCAATAGTTTCAACATTCACTTCAAAGAGGGCTTTATTAACAGAGTCACAAAACCATGTATAATATTCCTCACCCCAAATACTAGCCAGTTCCATTGCCATTTTACATTCTTCTCTCATCGTTTTATTCCGGTTTCGAGTCCAGTGTATCATTTCTTGTAGAGTCTTCTTCTTCAACGCTCCACAGTATTTTCCATTAATAAGTACAGGATGTGCACCTAAAAATGTTATATCTTCGAATTTCCTAAATTCATCCTTAAGTTCTTCATCTTTCGAATCAGACGTGTATGTATGTCCAAGTTCCTTAAACGTCTCACGTATTTGAAACGGAGTCATATTTTCTGCAACCTCATCACTGAAGTTGTAGACATGGTCATCACCTCCAACTTTTGCTCGCGCATGTTCCTCAAAGACTTTAGTAGGATTCCTTTTCGCAAAGATATATCTGATATGATTCTCATGGGTAATATTGTTCATTATTGTTGTCAAAAACAATCCTGAAAAATATGTAACCAAGAA